CGCCGATCTACCGGTCATAACAACCGCCAAAGCTAACAATGACGTTTTGGCGGTGTCTATGTTATCTGACAACGTGTCTAGTGCACCTGACGTAGCCGTTGCCGCTGACACGAAGCTCTCAGACAACCCACCTTGCGCCACAGCGGCTTTAAGTTGGAACCAACTATTACGCACGCGCTCAAACGCAGCGGCGCCCTTCTTGGCCATCTCTTCAGCCGCCGGAGTGTACTTGTTGATAAGCACGTCAGCCAACTTCGGGAACAGGTCAACGGCAAGCAGTTCACCGTTGTCGAGCATCTTACCTAACTCTTGCGTGGTCTTACCCATCGCCTTAGCTGCGAGTGAAAACGCACCAGGTAACCTTTCGGATAATTGACCTCTAAGCTCTTCAGCTTGCACGTTGCCTTTGTTGAACGACTGCTCAACAGCACGCATCACACCGCGCATATCTTCGGCTGACAGGTTGAACGCTCGACCGGTGATTACCAGTGACTCGTATATCCGGTTGACTTCTTCAGCCGCAAGGCCACTGTCCTCTGTGGCCGCTGTAAGCAGGCTCAGGGAACGAGCAGACCCTTGTAGACTCACGCCCCACTTCTCAGTGATGCGCGTCAGGTACTCCATCTGGGTGTCGCTCAACAGAGTATTGAAACTCTCCATAGCGAACGACGCTTCGAGTATGCTCTTACCGATAGCGACAGCGGATAGCCCGGCAGCAGCTCGACCGAACCCTTGCATCAGCGATGTACTGCTGACCATGTTCCGGTTGAGTGATGTCTGTGCTTTGTTTAGCTTACCAAGCTCACGTGTAGTGGACTTTATCGCACGATTCGCACCCTTGCCATCGGCAACGAGTTTGAACATGAGTTTATAATCTCTACTTCCCATCAGTCAGCCTGTCTGCATTGCACCGTACTCAATTAAACGAACGTGCTGCAATACCTCACCCTGCCGCTTTCGCTTAACGCCTATTGCTCTGATGATAGCACAGACAGCGGGTGTTCGGTATCCGGCGAAGCGTAGCCGGATACGCTTACCATCCTGATGTTCACTGTAATGAAAGTCTGCCGGGGAAAGTAACATCACAACGCGCCAGGCCAGCACGCAGCACCCGAATAACTCGAACTGATCGGCCTGCCGGTAACGGTCAATCAGCTCTTGTGGTGCGTTAAGCCCTTCCATCTGAGCTATTATCTCTTTGTTACGGTTACTGGCACCACCGCTCCAAAATTTACCGGCGGCGATTAGTTTTTTGAGATAACCCCTTCTTCAACCGACTTATCCAACGCACCACTTGCCCGGCTCCATACGGTGAGTATCGCATCACGGATCGGGACTACAGATAACAGGTCGGCTTTAATCTCTTCAGAGTAAGGGACAATACCACCGTCGAGGTCTGTGAGGTCACGCCAACCGACTATATCTGATAGTAAAAGGTCGGTTGAGTTAGCGTCCAACTTGTCAAGCTGCGACTGAATATCGTCAAGCTCGTCGTCTGGTACGTCCTCGTCTGTCAACGCTTTATTGAAACGACTACCCAACTTCAACGACTTCATTGCAGTGCGCAAACGACGCTTGCGCTCCTTCTCGCTGATTCGCTTGAACAACAAGCTGAACTCAACAGTGAACTCACCCTCTTCGGTGAGCATGGTGACAGCAGGTACAGGTACAAGGATAGCGGATTGTAGTAATTTTAAGGTCATCGGTTTATGTGTTGGAATTAAAGTGCGTATTTTAGCACACAAGTGCACGTATAAAAAAGCCGCTCACGAAGAGCGGCAATAACCCATCACTACACAAATACTTACTTAGGTCACAGTTATAACCGGAGCGTCGATCATCGACAGACTGAAACTGTACGCCAAGTCACCTTCGTTTGACTCTTCTTCTGTGATACCTGCCAACTGAACCTCGTTTGCCGAGATGGTGATAATGTTACCGGCAACCGTACCCATCTTGAGAACGAACGGTACAAGCGTCACACCGTTATGTGACTCAGCCTGCGCCCAAAAGTTCTGTGTTGTAATATCCGGCGCAATCGCAGTCATACCACCTGTTACTTCATAGTCAGACATCACTGAACTTTCGCAACCCGGTAAATTACGTCTGGACACAGCCTGCCCGAACGCCACATTAAAGGCACTGGTACACATGGTAACACCGTCTAATGTCAGCACCGGTACGTTGTCTTTGGTGAACGGAACTTCGGCCAGCCACTTCGACCAGTCAATACCTGACGGTTCAATCTCAGGAACCGGTGTAAGGTAACTACCGATCATATCTGTGAATGAGATTTTAGGTAACTCACCCTGACCCATTGTGATCTCACACGCACCTCGAACACCGCTTGTCTTTTGCGCAGAATTTACCTGCGAGCGATAATCGTAAAGCGTAACTGTATCACCGGTTGTAAGGTCGGCTGCGTTATCAGGTAACTGGTAGGCCACGTCAACACCGACGTCAATGACTTCATTGAAACCACAAGCACGGAGCAAAATACCCCAAGCAGGTGCAGCACCCGGTGTGCCAGAACCCGCCAACGGCACAGAGAACGATGTATTGGTGTGAGGTGACGTGTTGATAGAAGCCTTCCCGCCAAGCGTACTACGGTCAACCTCACGTTGCACGGTATCACCCTCGTAGCGCAACATCTCAAGGTCTTGCGTTTCAACGGCATGGGTGGCGTCAAGACCGGGGTCTACACCCTCTGTTAATTCGATACCAGCCAGTAATAGTTTTGCAACGGCCATTGTTTAATCCTCTGTTTTAGCTTTCGCCTTCGCTTTCGCTTTAGGCTTTGCGGGTTTCTTTGTTTCGGGTAAATCAGCCTGGTCATCACGACCAGCGATTTTTGTCCGATGGGTGAGGATTAAATCCCCGTTTTCGTCTTTAGTGTATGAAGCCATTAAACTGTCCTGTGTAAGTAACCTGCGGAAAGTGTCATCTGCCACCACACCATATCGGCTTTAATGTCCAGCGGCATACCGTATGGTATGTTTCTGGCAGTGTAGACTAGCTGATCGTAATCAGGCGCAACCTGATAGCCGATAAGTGACTTGTGCGCATCCTCTACCACAGTAGCAAGTATATCCAATGGTGCAACAATCAGCAACACCACGTCCATCGTTGTACGCTGGCGGCAGACCGGGCTATCGCCGACCTGACTTGAGAATTGCTGACCAGGGTAGACCAGTATGGTGGGTACAACAACATCGAACTCGTCAACCGGGTCAGTTGTCCACGCCAACACAGCACGTGTTTTAAGTGTCGTCATCGTAGTATTCAATCGCTCTACAATGTCAGACACATCACCGTATGCCAGCTTACTCACGTCCAACCCGCCCGGTAAAGCTGCTCGTCCATCGCAGGCTTAAACTGCAACGGTAGTTCTTTACCCATGAAAGCGAAAACGGCAGCGGAGTTGGACTTGGTGTTCACCATCTGAGGTAACGCCAACGTGGTTCGTTTTTCAATCTTATTACGCGCTTTACCTTTACGCAGGTATGCCGCGTAACCTTTGATAGCGAAGCCACCCTTCACGATTTTACGTTTCTTCGTAATCCGCACGGTGATAGCTCTACGACGCCACCCTTGTACGGTGCGTACACCTCGTGTACCGAGTTGGAACTTCTCCATACTGATACGACTACCCTGATACACCAACTCGTAGCCGGGAGGCCTTAACGATAAACGGCGGATGAAACTACCAGCCTTCACGTCACGCGCTTTGATTGTGTAGTCGTCACGGATTAAGCTACTGGTGAAAGTACGAGTTTTAGCCAAGGTCTTACGGATTGCCTGTGCGTTTGCCCGCATCACTAATTCAGGTGTGAACTTCTTTACAAGCTCATCGTACCCTTCTAATACAATGGTCGTCATGCGGCTTTGCGTGTTATCTCACGCGCCTCGATGTAGCCATTGGATTTTAATTTTTTACCGAGCATATATTCGCCCGAGAATTCGCCATCACCCACTACTAGCAGTTGACCGCGTTTTGTCTTTATCTGAGTGTTACGGAAGTCGGCTTTATCTACCCGCTCGATAACCTCATTGTATTCGTCGATAGCTTCGACACCGAAGTTGAGTATTACGTCAACGTCGGTGTCTGGCTGATCATCTTCCACGATAACACCCTTCACGGCAAAATGCCGGAAGAGTGAGTCGTGCATTGCAGGGAAGCCCGGCACTTAAACTTACTTGGTAGCCTTCTTACGAGCGTCCGAAGCGTTGTCCCTAGTCGCAGCCGCGTCCTGCTTCGCGTTAAGCGCAGCAGGTACAGTTGAACCAAGGCCAAGTTTAATAATCGCGTCAGGACGAGAGCAAAGGGTGGTTGGGTTGGATTGTACTTCAACCTCAACGCCCTTACCCATACGCAGAATTTCCTGCATCGCGTAGTAAGGGATACCCATAGTATTCGCGAATGACATAACGTCAGCCGGTGAATACTTGGTCATAAACAAGTCCATCACGCCTTCAGGTACCAGCGAAGCTGTGTCAGCCTGGATAAACGGGATACCACCAACCTTGCCGCGAAAGTTCTCCCAAGTGATACCTGCAAACACGAAGCCCGCACGTGGGTCGTTTCGCAGAAACTCACCAGCTTGCCAGCGATCATAAGCAGCCTCAACCTTCGGATGACTGATAAGCGCATCGAAGAACGAGTCAGAACACAGTGCGCGAGCACCTGACATCGGAGCGTTACCCAACGTATCTTCAATCAACCTTAGACCAGTGATAGCACGAGCCCGCACATCAGTGGTGTCAGTGTCCAAGTCCATCGCCAGCGTTTGCTGTGTCAGGTTGAACGCTGTAAACAGGTCAGTGATAACGGTAGTACCGTCTGAGTCCATTACCTTACCGGCAACGGCACCAACACGATGATACTCCTGAGTCGCTTCGACGTTCATTCGTAGCTGACGCAGGCGTTGCGCGACATAACTCGTCATTGCAACAACATCAGACTCACTACCAGCAGCACGGAGATTCTGAATCTCGTCTGCCATGATAGTCGCACGTTGAACGAGGTGACTTGACAGCAAAGGTGTCAGGTCGCGCTTCTCGGCGTTCACGTTTTCGGAAGTACCACCACGCGGGGTGTTAGCGACCAAATTCAGTTTACCGTGAGTGCGCTCGATGGCCACCATAGTCGTGGCTACGCCTTCTTCAGCGAACCAGTTAAGCTGGCCGAGACGACCGGGTGATGCCGGAGCTACATTGACCAAGTTGGTCAGTGATACTTCTCCAAACGCATCATCTTCAAAGATATTAATAAACATTACGCAGTCCTCACGATGATAGTTGGAAGGTTAGTGGCAGCGGTGCCGCCCCATCCGATGATAAGCTCGGCCGACACTTCAGCATTGCGAACAATCAACGCAATAGCGGTGTCGCCTTCAGCGGTCACAGACGTGTACGCGATACCGACAGCGGTTCCGGCAGTGAACGGTTTGACGTAGTTGCCAGACATCTCAACAACCTGACCGGCTACAATCGTGTCGCCAGCCTGCACCATTGAGTTCTCGCGTGAAAATTCACCGTTGGCTTCACTGAGTAAAAACTCGGCGTCCTGGGTGCCCTGTACTTTTTGTACCATGTCGAATTCCTCTTAATGGCGGTTAAAGTTAGCGGAAAATCCCGCCATCAAAAATATCATACGCCAGCAGTTTGCTCGCGTCGTAACTTCCAAATCTCAGCAGTAGTGAGTTGCGTAGGCGCATCGCTTTCCGCTTCACCAACATGCGTAGAGTTAATCTCGGCTTCCTCTTGCAGTTGCTCAACAACGCAACGAACAAGGTCAACCGGCTTACCGATTACCGCAAGCAACGGTGCCGGGTCAAGGCCAGCCGCTTCAGCGACAGCTTTAAGCTCGATGGCCGTTGCAATGCGCTCAGATAAATGCTCACCGGTTGTGCGTGCTTCGATCATCGAAGTGGCCATGTCATCAAGGCCTGCTTCTTTACATGCGGAGATGATCGCCAGTGCGTCAAGCGGCTCAGATACCTGTTCGGCGGTCTCGGCCACTTCAGCTACGTCGGCAGTATCGGCTACTTCAGCTAATTCCACCACGTCAGCGGCGTCGGCCACCTCAGCTACTTCCGGTAAGTCAGCGGAATCAGCAGATAGCTGACCGCCCATATTGTCTTGTTGTTTCTTCTTCATAAGTTCTAGTGCTCCGTCGAACGTGGTAATCTGATCGGCAAAGCCAACCTTGACAGCATCTGTGCCGGTGAATACAGCCGCTTCGGTATTAGACACCAACTCGCTTGTCATACCCCGGTAACGTGCTACCCGGTCAACAAATAGGTCTCGGGTCTTATCTACCCGCATCTGGAGGTCAGCCTTAACATCAGCCGACAGTGGCTCATAAGAGTTACCGTCAACCTTGTGGTCACCGGCGTAGATAAGGGTGACATTTATGCCATCATTCTCCAACTTCTTACTCGCATCAGTGTGTGCGATGATAACGCCAACAGAACCGACAGTAGCGGTCTCTGATGCGTAAATAGTATCGGTTGCTGCCGCGATAGCGTAGGCGGCTGACGCTGCCATTGAGCCTGTGTAAGAGGCGATCGGTTTAATCTCACCTATCTCAGCAATGAAGTCTGATAAGGCGAACAACTCGTCCACCTGACCACCAGGGCTTGATATGTCCAACAGGATACTATCTACACCGCTATCGTCAATCGCCTGCCATAAGTCGCTGGTGATGCTGTCATACGACGCCATACCGCTCATACTCATAATAGGGCTGCTGCGGGCGGTAAGTGTACCGGTCACAGGGATAATTGCCACACCACCGTCAACTTGATAGTTACGGCTTTGTCTCGCAGTGGCGTTACCGGCCAATGCTCGCATGTCCTCTTTGCTCAACGCGATGTCGTCAACAGTAGTGATAGCGTCGATACCAACGCGGTCAGTGAGTGCCGACAGGAATATATTGAGGGAGCCGGGCTCCATCAGCAACGGTGTGTTGAACACCTGCGACATCAAGCGTGAATATTTCATAATGGCGAGTTTAGCATTTTATCATAGCGGAACGGAAGGCTTAGCAGGAATCGGTGTTTTGACGGGATTACCCGTTGCCCGCACATCGTCAGCCGAGCCGGTTTGTTCAAGCCCAAGCGCGTCCTCTCTGTCTTTGTCCGACTTGCGGGCAGCATCGACCTCTTCAGCGTCGTATCCACGCTCTGCGATGATAGATGAACGTGAACGTAATCCAGCGTCAATCTGCATGATGCGTGACTGAGTATCGGCAACCGGGTTATCGAAAGCGTGAGCGTGAGGCTTCCAGTCAACATTACGTCGCTCGTCCATCGGCACGTTAAGCTCACCGGTAAGCACACCCGCTTCAATAGACCACGCCCACACCTTGTTGCACACCTGTGAGATGGTCAGGTTCTGGTCTGACCCGATGCGACGACGGTACGAATTCATAATACTGCGAACCAGCCGGTCGTTTACGTTTCCCCATTTACCGGTCATAAGTTCTACTGGAATCTCAAAGCCAGCCGCAATCGCTCGCAGTTGCTCGTCCATAAATAAGTCGTAACCGGTTCCAGCCTG